ACGGCGACAGCAAGGCAAAGAAATGGGCAATCGGTTCTCTGTGCGAAGTGCAGAAATGGATAGAGGCGAACCTATGAGCCAGAGCCTGCGCCCCTATCAGCAGTCAGCGGTGAATGCCGTCATAGATGCCACGATCATGGGCTACAAGCGCGTTCTGTACACGCAAGCGACCGGGACGGGAAAGACGACCGTCATGGCCGAACTGTGCAAGATTTTCCACGAGTACAACGGCGCAAAAATCCTCTGCCTTGCCCATAGGCGCGAACTCATTACCCAGATGTATCAGCGCATCAAAGACCATCTCAATCTATCTGTCTTCGACATCGGCGTAGAACTCGCAGACAGCCACGCGCGCGGGACAGAACAGATCATCATCGGTAGCGTTCAGACACTCGCGAACGCGGCGCGCCTTCCCGACTGGAAACCCGATGTCATCATCACAGACGAATGCCACCGCGCCGCCGCGAAATCGTATCGTAACATCTACGAACGCTTCCAGGTCGGCGCGGAAGAAGGCGGCGCGGTCCACATCGGATGCACGGCGACGGCCAAGCGCACGGATCGTCAATCCCTCTTCGCCATTCGGCCAGACGGTTCCCCGGTGGAACTGTTCGACAAAAAGAAGAAATTGCGCTACCCAGCGGACCCGGCAGAATGTGTCTATGAATACCACGCTTACGAATACGGGATTCTTGACGCGACCGATGACGGCTGGCTCGTGCCGTTGCGGGGGCATACGGTACAGACCGAAACCGACCTTTCGGGAGTGCAGACGGATAATGACGGCGACTTCAAGGAAGGCCAGTTAGCGAAGGCCGTAGACAACAACGAACGGACGCTGCTCGCGATCAATGCCTGGAAGCAGGTAGCGGCAGACCGTCCGACTATCGTCTTTTGCGCGGGCGTGGAACATGCGCACCACGCGGCAGAATTATGGCGGCAGGCAGGCTACACAGCGGAAGCGCTGGACGGCGAGACGGATAGCTGGAAGCGTATCGGAACCCTCGAAGCGTTTCGCGCCGGGAACCTGCAAGTTCTCTGCAATATGGGACTGTTCACCGAAGGCATGGATGCGCCCGCCTGTGCGTGTGTGGTTCACCTCAGACCGACGAAATCGTGGAACCTGTACGTTCAGATGACCGGAAGAGGTTTGCGCGTTCTCCCCGGCGTTGTGGACGGGATAGATGCGGCGGAGGAGCGCAGGCAGCAGATAGCGCAGAGCCGCAAACCTGACTGCATTGTGATAGACCTCTGCGACCTCATCAAGAACAATGACATCTGTTCCGCGCCTTCTATCCTCGACCTTCCCGCCTCGCTCGACCTTCAGGGGCAGACGGTAACGGAAGCGAAACGGCTACTGGATGAATTCGAGGAAGTCAAGGAGCGCGTTATCGGAGAATGCCCGACGACGTTCCGCGATTTGCAGGTGAAACTCGCGCAGGTGAACATGCTGACGGGCAGCAAATCGAAGCATTCCGCCGATTGGCGCGTCACCGATGAGGGATTCCGGTTCACGAAACTCCCGCTGGGCTATCAGGCGGAACTCAATCCTGCCGGGGATACCTCGTTCCGGTTGACAATCAAGCGCGGCGCGGAAATGCTCATGGATAAGATCGGCAAGCCCAACGGCGAATTCGATCAATACCTGGAAAGCGCGACCCGCTGGATCGGGAAGAAAGTCGGCGAGCATCAGGCGAATCAGAGCCGGGGAACGCTGGCACGATTGACCCCGCGTCAGACTGGATGCCTGAAGGCGAACGGTCACAGCCCGAACGAGATTGACTGCATGACCTATCACAAGGCGAAGGCGCTCATCTCTACCTATATGGACCGCTGGAAGTCGGCACACCAGGAGGACGCGGCATGAGTAGGGATATTGAGAAGCTGACCAAACAGGTTCGAATCATATCAAGCCGACTGCGTGATAACAGGCTCACGGATGAGGAGCGCAAATCTACACAGCGCGCACTGGAAACGAAATTAGGACATTTGCGGCGACTTGCCGCCAGTATTCCCAACCGATAGCAGGTGCGAAGTCGGGTTCGATTCCCGACATCGGCATAAGCAGGCATAGTCAATCTAATCCCCTGCATTTCAAGCGGCTCTGACAGCAGTATTGCATCAGCCCTGTAGGAAAGCCCTACCAACCGAGGCGAAAGCCTTCCGGGGCAACCCGGCGAAGCGACGAAACGACCGACCGAAGCGACGGCAAGAGCGGGACTGTACACCGATAGGCTAACTGGCGTAGCGACACACACCCGCCAGTGGAGACGGGAACAGGGAACCATCTGACAGCCAGCCACGCGGCAAGCGACGGAAACCTTTGCCTGAGCGAAGGGAGGGAGTAGAGGCGCGAGGGGAAGAGGATTAATAGGATATAGCGCGAAGCGCATAGTACATCATGATTTGATATAGGTATCAAGGCGATATAGCACAGGAGGTAAAGCGGTGGCAGAGCGGGTAAACATTGACGGCAGCGTGTTCCCGTGTGGCAACCCTACAGACGTCGGGGCGGCGCTGGAAAGTTATTTCGCTCGAGGCTACACGATAGTACCGGAGAGCGGGAGTGCGTTTATTCAGGGTGGGAACAATACCATTTTTGTGACGGTCCAACTGCCTCCCGATTTCATGCAGCGATTGGCCGCGCGTGAGGAGTGGCTGCAAGACATGTCACAACAGGAGGCAACCCGGCAGCGACATTGGTATGCGCGAAAGAGGGCGGCATAATGCCCCTACAGATGAGCGCAAAAGAAGCGGCGAAGTACACCGGGAAGCTCAAACAGCCCACGAAACGCGCACAGGATGCCCGAAGCATCGAGAAACCGGCAGAGGGTGACATTCCCAACACGCGCATAGAAAACGCTACGCACCGAGTCAAGCGCGGACTGCCTTTCGAGAACGCGCCGCATCTGGGAAGCCGGGGGATTATCACAGATCGCAGTTTCGACATGGTCTGGTTCCAGGTAGCGAGGAGCGACGGCGGAAGCGATGCGCTGTTCGGGTTGCGGGTTGCGGAGGTGGACCGGTATATGGAGGAGGTGACAAATTGAGCGGATGGATCGGAGTTGATTTCGACGGCACGTTGGCGGAGTATCATGGCTGGAAGCATCCGAGCAACGGAAAGCCCATTCCGGCGATGGTGGAGCGTGTTAAAGCGTGGCTGGCCGATGATATTGAGGTGCGCATTTTCACGGCACGTGTTGCTGTTACTGGCGATTATGTCACGGCTTCGGAACGGCGCGACAATCAGGCATTCGCGGCAGAAATGACCAAAGAGATTGAGGACTGGTGTGAGCAGCACATCGGGAGACGGTTGAGAGTGACGGCGACGAAAGACTATTCCTGCATAGCGATTTATGACGACAGGGCGGTTCAGGTGCGAATGAACACCGGGAATATCGTAGGCGAATGACCACGACCGACACCGTTCCCTCCCATTGCGTCATCCGCGACAGTACCGGCGAGATCGTCTGCCAACGTTGCGGAGACAGTATCCTGCTGCCCCGCGTTTGCACGGAGACCACGCTGCGGAAATGGCTGGACTGGTTCGGTGCGAAACATCGAGACTGTGAGGAGGTGAGGCATGAGTGAGGCAGACTTGCGGTTGGCGCGGGCAATATACGGCGTAGACGGGGATGCGTGGGAGGTCGAGGCTATCGCGCAGACGTTGGCTAATGTGCGGGCAGAGGGGTATCGGCAGGGGGTGGAGGCTGCGGCGGAGGTTGCTGAAGAGTGGAGGGCGCATCACGCGGAATCAGTGGCGAAAGGTAAATATACTGAATTGCACATGGAAAAGGAAATTGCTTCAAAATGTATTCGTGACGAAATCCGCGCCCTCGCTGAGACAGGCGGGAAGGAGTAGGTATGCACGAGGATGACAAATATCGTAATGTTCCCCGCTTCTTCTTCCCGCTGATGACAGACCACGAGATACACTGCTTCAGCGTGGCATGGTGGGAAGATGCCCGTTGGTCGTGGCAGTATCGGCTGATACATGGGGAGGAGTAATCTGTGCTTACACCGATCATGCCTGACATAGACCCGAACCAACCCATGCCGGAAGAATCACGCAAATTCTGGCAGGACTACCGGGCAGCGCTCATGATGCAGGCAAAAATCATACAGCGCATGTTGGATGCGGACGACACCAAAAGACAAAAAATGTCGTCAAAAAGAGGCAGGACTTGACAGCGTTACGGAATACTGTTAAAATATCAGCATGTGGAGGGGTGAAACAGATTCCACGCTTGGCTCATAACCAAGAGACAGTACGTGCGACTCGTACCTCCGCACTAAATTTCATACCGGGGTAAACCCGATTTATCGGACTCGCCCGCCATTGGACAGGTATCTACGGACGCCTGCAGCCAGTGGCGGGCTTTTCTGTGTTTGTGGCACGAAAGGCAAGACCAATGGCAATTCAGCGCGTGTGTGCGATCAATGCAGTAGTAGCGAACCCGGATGTTCCGCTCTTCAAAGTCTACGGCTCGGCGGGACTGCAGAACGGCGCTCCCCTCGGTACACTCTCGGTGGGTCCGCCCGCCTGGAATGATGCGACGGAGTATTTTACCGGCAACGTGACCGCTGTGGAGAAGACTGACCGCGGTGTGAAACTCGCGGCATTCGGCACGTTCGGCACACGCGTTGCCTCTGGGCGGGAAGCCGCCTCCGTCTTTGTCGAGATCGCGGACGGACTGTTCACCGTGAGCGGACTGACCGACGAGTATAGCGTTGCCGGGGCGAAAGCGGAGACGGGCAGCATCACGATCTATCCAGTGGCGAACCCAACGAATTAGGCAACTATGGCACGAGGGAGACAAATCAGCGACGAGATACGCGCTCAGGTCATCGCAGAACTGCTGACAGGCGCGGGTGTGAACGAGACGGCGCGAAAGTATCAGTTGGGCGCTAAGACCGTTTCCCGCATTAAGAATGAGATAGCGCCGGAACAGTTGACACAACTTGACACAGAGAAGCGCAATCGCATAGATGACCTTCTGCTTGATTCTGTTGCGACTCATCTCGCCGCGTTAGACCGAATTGCGAACTATGTCAGCCAGCCGGAATACATCGCTCACAAAGAGCCGCAGCATATCGCCGCGCTTTACCGGGAAATTAAAGACACGCCGCTTTCAATTCTCGAAGCAGCCAGCGCAGCAGAGGGAATTGAAAGTAGCGGCGAAGAGCCTGACGGGGAGTGATCTGCCGGTCTGGGAGTGGATACAGACCCACTTCCCGCATGTGGCAACCGCGCAGCCTGCACAGCGCCATACCGCGCTGTGGGAGTGGGTAGAGCGGTTAGAGCCGGGTATCCGGCCTAAAGCCTACATTGCGATCTGGCCGCGTGGTGGTGGTAAGTCAACCACCGGGGAACTGGTAGCGAATCGTGTCTGCGCGAAACTGACACGCCGCTTTATGCTCATTGTGTCTGAGACGCAGGAGCAGGCGAACAAGCGGGTGCAGGCGATCTCCTCGATGATGGAGCGGCAGGGCGTAGAGCGGGCGGTGAATCAGTACGGGCATAGTCGAGGCTGGAAAGCCGACATGCTCCGAACCGCAAACGGTTTCAATGTGCTGGCGTTCGGTCTGGACGCAGGCGCGCGCGGTATCAAACTGGATGAGTTCCGGCCTGACTTCATATTCTTAGACGATATTGACGGACTGCACGACACGCCGGAAACGACGCAGAAGAAGATCGAGACGATCACATCCACGATCTTACCGGCAGGAAGCCCAGACTGCGCGGTGTTGTTCGTGCAGAACCGCATCCTCGAATTCGGCGTGATGAGCCAGTTAGCCGACGGAACGGCAGAGTTTCTGTTAAACCGCGAACCGATCAGCGAAGAGCCTGCGGTCATCGGACTGCAGTATGAGGTTTACGAGAACGAAGACGGGCTGAACCTGTACCGCATTACGGGCGGGGAAGCGACCTGGGAAGGCCAGAGCCTTTCCACCTGCACCGAGTTTATCAATACCTACGGGCTGAAGGCGTTCCTGCGGGAATCACAGCATGAGGTGAGCGGCGCGGATGGCGTGTTCTTCCAGGTCAACATGCTCAAGACGATCCTGCCCGATGACGTTCCGCCGTTGGTCAAGGTCGTGCTTTCCGCAGACACGGCAGCGACAGAAGGCGGCGGCGACTACACGGCCATAGGCGCTATTGGTATAGACGCAGTGGGCCGGGAGTACATCCTGCCCGTCATCCGAGGCCAGTGGGGAGCAGAGAAGGTCAACGCGGTTCTTCGTATCGCCTGTGAGTATTTTTTGACCCGATACCGCAATGCGTCGTTCGTCCTGCCAGAAGACCCCGGAGCCGCCGGGAAACGCATGGCCGCGCAGGACCGGAAAGATTTTGCGCAGTGGCATCCCAAAATCCAGAGCGTGACGGGTAGTAAGGCCACCCGCGCAGAGGATTTTGCCAAAGCGGTCAACCTCGGCAATGTGTATTTAGTCTGCGAGGACGTGCCTAATGAGTTTGCGGGCTACTGTGACGCGGTGACGTGGCGACAGTGGCAGATGCATCTGAGGAGTGAGTTGAAACAGTTCCGCGAGGATGAGAAGCACGAGCATGACGATCAGGTGGATATGCTCAGTGACGGACATAACGAGCTTGTGAACAGCCGATGGTCAGGGAAAGCCTGGTAGAGAATGCCGAACCGGATACAGCACTATCTCGCACAACTGAAAAGCCAGTTCAATGACCTACTGTTCGGTTCCGACTCAGGGCGCTCTGCTTCGGCTATGGGGCATAGTGGTCGGCGCTATTGGTTACCGGGAACCTCAACGGATTGGGAATCGCTCACGGGTGACCTGTGGGAAGTGCCGGGTGTCATGGCCTGTTATGGCTGGGAGAAGCGCAATCTGCTGCAGTCTCCGCCGCAGGTCGTGCGCGCCATGAACGACAAAACGGAGGCGGTCGGCAGTCATCCGATGCTGGACCTGTGGAACACGCCTAATGACCGCTACGACGCGCATACGCTGCTCTCTGGCCTGCTGCTCTCCTACAAAGTGGACGGGAACGCCTACATCGGGATCGAGCGCGAGACGCCCAAAGGATTGCCTTCCGAGCTTTACTATATCCCGCATTTTATGCTCCGTCCCCGTGTGGACAAAGCAACCGGGGAAATCTATTACGAGTACACGTTTCGCGGGCGTCGGGAGCGCATCCCCAAAGAGGATATTGTCCATATCCGCGACGGCATGGACCCGCGCAATCCGCTCTGTGGTATCGCGCCATTGGCAGTAGCCTACCGAGACGGCTATCTGCTGCAGCAGGGGACGACCTACGCGGCGAAGGCGATGAAGAATAGCGGCATCATCGGCGCGCTGGCGACACCCGACCCGGCAGCGGTAAGCGCAGGCGGAACCTTCGACGGCGAAGCGTTTGTGGACATGTACACGGCGAAAACGACCGGGGAGCGCGCTGGCGAGGCGATGGCGTTTGACTACCCGCTCAAGCTGCAATTCCCGAATGTGACGCCACAGAACATGGCGATAGACACGATGCTGGACAGGCCGGAAACGACCGTCTGTGCGCTGTGGGGAGTGCCGTCGCAGGTGGTGGGCTTGCACGTCGGGAGACTCGCGAAAACCTACGCGAACTACGCCGAAGCGCGGGAGTCCGCCTGGGAAGAGTGCGTAGTCCCGGATGGCAACACGATATTCGGGCAGATCGGGCGTCACCTGCTCCCACAGCTGCGCACAGAGGCGCAGGCCAAGCGGGAGATATGCTGCCTGAACCTCAAAGACGTAAGGCCGCTGCAACCCGATCTGGATGCGCTCTATACGCGGGCAAATCAGACGTGGGAAAAGAACCTGATAGACCGCTACGATTGGGCGGAAATGGTCGGAAGACAGCCCGATCCGGCGGATAAAGGCGTGTTCTTCTCAGATGTGCAGGTAGCGCAGCAGAGCATGATACTCGACAAACAGGGCGAGATAGACAAGCAGAATCAGCCGAAGCCTGTAGCGCCAGGGAAGGCCGTAGCCGGTTTTCTGTCGGCCTATGTGGAGGATGCGACCTACTACCGAGAGCAGTCGGAATGAGCCTGATAACCCTCGGCAGCATGGAAGCCGTGAAAGTCTCGCAGGCATCGCTTGAACGGGTCGTCAGCGGTACGCGGACACAGATCAACAAGATCGTGCTGGACTACTCGACGGGCAAACTCTCGGCGCGACGTTTTGAAGAGAGCATGACGCAACTGCTGGAAGACCGACACGCACGAGCGGCGGTTCTCGGCAGACAGTTAGCCGGAGACAGCAGAGCGCGAAACGTGGCCGATGACGCTTTTGCTCGGATCGTGCTGAAGCAGGAAAAAGAGTACCTGCGGAACTTCACAAACGACCTGCTGCAAGGCCGCTACACCGATGAAGAGGGCAACCCGAAGGTATCGGTCATTCAGCAGCGCGCCTTATCCTACACCGGGAAACTGGTCGGCACGGCAAACGAGGCGTTTGCAGCAGGCAGTCAGGGTTTTAGTTTTGATTGGGTCATGGGCGGCGCGGAGGAGCATTGCGAGGACTGTCCGCGACTGGCAGCAAACAGCCCGTATGCGTGGGATGCACTGCCGACGGTCCCCAGGGCGAACGCGACACAGTGCAAGTTCCACTGTAGGTGCTACCTGAAGCGCAACGACGGTTTAGACGGATTTCAGCCTGTAGAGTGAGGGTGAGGATATGGACGTGCAAATAGCATACGGGGATGCGTTGAAAGCGTTGGGAGACGGCAAAGTCGGCGGGATCGGGATCCGTTTTGAGGGCCGCGATCTTGACGGCGAAGCGTTCAAAGCAGATACCTATTACGGGCAACGCGAGGGAGACGGAGCCGACTGCCTGTTTCATCACAGCGTACCCGTCAAGGGCATCTCCCGCGAACTGTCAGATCACCTGTTCCCGTCCGTCAAAGTCACCCGGCAGGAACTGGGGCTGTTTGTCGAGACCGTGCTGGACATGGCGAACGAGTATGAGCGCATGGTGTATAGCCTTGTCGATCAGGGCAAGCTCGGATGGTCCAGCGGCGCTGCCGGTCACATGGTCCGCAAGTCGCAGGACGGCACGATCACCCGCTGGCCGATTGTGGAGTTCAGCTTTACCCCAACGCCGGCAGAACCGCGCAACCGCGTCGTACCGATCAAGACGCTTTGGGACGAGTCTGAGAGCGAAGACATTCCCAAAAGTTTGAAAGATTTGATTTCGTTGGATGACATCGGCAATGAGCGAGACTATGAACTCTACCTCGGTGCGAGAGGCATCGGGCGTAATGAGCGCACAGCACTCGTTTCGATAGCAAAACATGGCTTCAAAGGCATCCGTCAGCGAGAGGCTGAGGACACGGCGAACGCCGCGAAACTCATCGAGCAAATAAACGCAGACCGCGCCCTGCTCGATCTCAGTTCCCTACTGACAGGAGTCTGATTATGAATGCTGTTCAGACCGCCGAAACCAACCTCAAAGAGAAGCGGAAAGCGGTAGACACCTTCCGCGAATCTCTTAAGGCACAGTTGGAGGCGGGCAAACCGTTAGACGAGTCGCAGCGTTCCGAGTTGAAAAAGCTCGGCGACGAGGCGAACCAGGCGTTCGCGCAGTTTGAAGACTGCAAAGCGATCTTCGCGACGGAAGAGAACCCCGACCCGTTCGAGAAAGACCGCCGTTTTGCAAAACTCTCCGCCGACGCCGACAAAGGTCGCCCTGACTTTAACGAAGCGCGCCGACGGGGTATCAAGGCCGTCAAGTCGTTCAAATCCTACGGAAGCGAGACGGCGGAAGAACGCGCCCTGAAGTTCGGGCATTTCGCGCTTGCGGCCTGTTTTGGCGACAAAGCGCCGCGTTCGCAAGCCTACTGCAAAAAGCACGGCATGAAGATGCTGTGGGACGCGCAGGACGATGGCGGCAGTACGAAGGTCATGGGCGAGAGCGTGAACAACCTCGGCGGCGTCCTCGTTCCCGATGAGTTCATGAGCGACATCATTGACCTGCGGGAGACCTATGGAATCTTCCGCCAATATGCCGACGTGCGCCCGATGACCCGCGACGTGCAGACCAAATCGAAGCGCGTTTCCGGCGTCACCACGTACTACCCGGACGAAGGCGGCACGATCACCGCGTCGGATGTCTCCCTGACCCGCGTGAGCCTGACTGCCCGCAAGTTGGCGGCCCTGGCGATCTTCTCCTCCGAACTGGACGAGGATGCGGTGATTGACTTCGGCGCATGGCTGGCAGACGAAATCGCCTTCGCCTTTGCGTATGCCGAAGACCTCGCCGGGTTCCTCGGAGACGGTACTTCTACCTATGGCCGCATCGTGGGGACCACGCAGCGGTATCGCCAACTGACGGAAGAAAACGGCGGAACGTGGGGAACCAACCTCGAATATGCCGCAAGCCTGCAGAAGATGACCGGAAACCTGTTCTCGGAGCAGGTGGTAGGCGACTTCCTCAAGGCGATTGGACTGCTGCCTCAGTACGCGGATGGTCCGAATACCCGCTGGTTCGCACATCGCTATTTCTATTTCGCCGTCATGCTGCAGGAAGCCCTGGACAGCGGCGGAACGACGATGAGCGAGGTCATCAACGGCGTGCGTACTCCCGTCTATCTGGGCTACCCAGTGGTGTTCGCGCAGGTGCTGCCGAAAGCCGATGCGGATAACACCGTGTTCGCGCACTTTGGCGACATGGCGCGTGCGGTCATGCTCGGAGATCGTCGCAGCATCACCCTTGCTGCGTCGAGTGAGTACCGTTTCGCTACCGACGAACTCGCCATTCGCGGAACGCAACGGTACGACATCAACTTCCACAGCCCCGGCAACTACAACTCGACGGCTGCCAGTCGTGAACCCGGCCCGCTGCTCGGCCTTGTGAGCATCACCTAATCTTGAGAATGGAGGAAAACCACCGTGTTAAATTTGGCAAACGTAGTCACCAAAGTCATTCTCAAGCAGCAGTCGGCAACCAACGGCGAAACGCTGACGAGTGACAAACTGGATACCCGAGGCGCGGATTTCGTGAAGATCATCGTTCACGGCACCACCTCGAACAACGCAACGAACAACCCGGCAACCCTGAAAGTGCAGGAAGGTGATACGACCTCCTCGCTCTCGGATATTACCGAGTTTGTGGGAGACGGGGCGAGCGGGTTCACCATTCCCAACAGCCCGACAGCAACGACGACCGCGCCGCTGGCAGAGTTCAATATTGACCTGCACGGGCGGAAGCGTTATCTGCAGGTGTTGGTGAGTCCGCTCACCACGCAGACCTACTCCGTTATTGCGCTCCTCGGACGCAACAAGGAGATGCCGGTCGGCACCACGCAGCAGAACGCGGCGGTAGTCGTCAACGGCTAATCACTAAACTGTGCAGGGATAGGGAGGTACACCCGAAACGCGAGACGCCTATCTCGTTTCCC